TTCTGTAGAATTTAATATCCAGCTTCTTAGTTCTTCTCTGGAATATTTTCTCCCATCTCTTTGGTAAAACATATCCCATAACATCTGCCATGCAGTGTTATCAAAAGTTCCTTTGTCTTCTTTACCATCTATTTTTGCTTTCAGCATATTGTAAATAGTTCTATAAGCCGTATCATCTAACTTAAGACCTTCGTATCTACCCCCTGGTTTTACTTCTGCAGTTAACTGATTAAAAGAAGTAAGCTTCCCTTCCATTATATCTGTTAATGCTTTGACTACTGTATCATTTACAATTTCTTTTTTTCTTGCTACCCATATTTTTTTATTCTGTTCGATAGAATCCATAAGTTGTTGCTTTATCTTTTTTACATCTTCTCCAGTTAAAGTTACCTGAGTTTCTATTCCCATATCGCTTGCTTTTTGTTTTACTTCTTTTTCTGCTTCAAATGATAATTCATTAACTAAATTTTCTATATTCGCTTTTACTTCTTCAAAATCTGATTCACGTAATAATCCACCATTCTCCTGTTCTTTTTGAACAAGTGTATATTGAGCCATTCCTTGCAAGAGGTACAAAGTTCTATTTAACATTATATTTTTAAATATTTCTTCTTGCTGCAAATATGCTTCATAATCAGTAAATACTCCATTTTTTTGCATTGTATCAAGTTCATGTACAGTATTTTCAACTGCTGTATCCGGATGTGTAGCTCCTAAATCTACAATTTGATTTACTAATTCAGAATGAACAATTTTTTGTCTATTTATCTCATTTTTTTGAACATCAAGCGCAATATTTACTCGATTTTTTTCAGTATATACACTATACCAATTTGAAAAATCCTCAATTGCCCTTTGATTTTTCATTTGAGATAAAACATTTTCTTTAACCTTTTGCACATTTTGCTCATAAGTTGGCAACCATTTATCATAATCCGTACTGGCATGTATATTTAACATCAAATCATCTATCTGTTTTACTGCCTGTATTTTAGCTTTTTGATATTGCTCATTATATTGAAAATTTTCTATTGTACCCCAAACCTTTTCTATTGTATGCATTCCACTACTTATCAAATTCAGTGTATTATTTAAATTCTGAGCTTCACTCCTTGCATCTTCCAATCCATAACGAGCAACATCTATCGCAGCTTGAGGTCTTTGTTTTAAAGGTTTTGTTGTATATCCTATAGGAGGTAACGATTTTTTAAATTGCGGTATTCTCATTTCTTATATCCCCGGTTTTGCTGTTGGAGGTCGTTCTTTATTCTTTTTTCTTTCTTCCCACCAATTTTTACGTCGTTCTTTTTCTCTCTCTTTTCTTGCCTTTATCTCTTTTTCTCTTTCTCTATTTATTGATTTTGTTGAATTTGCTATTATAACTGCACCTAGCATAGTTGCTTCAGGTTTCTTCCCATAATATTTATCATAATATTCTTTATAAATATCATATTCAGATTTGAATTGCTCTAAATTCAAACTGGCTGTTTCTATTGCCACATCAAATTGTCTTTCTATTTCTTCTCTTTGTGCTTGCGCCTGTGATTCAAAGAAACTCTCCTGTACTGCCGCTGTACCTTTTCCTAATTTTATTCCGGAAGCAGCTAACGCATTAATAAGAGATCCCTTTTTTTGCTTATATTCTATTCCAAATTGTCCACCAGTTATATCTTCACCTTTTCCTAGAACATATTCTTTTTCTTCTGTAAGTGCTTCAATATTCTGTTCCATTATATTTATATTATAATCTAATGTACTTAAATTAGCTTCCAGTTCAGTTTGAGTTAATTCTTCTTGTTTTTTTTCTATCTCTTTAGCTTTATTTTTTTGAAATAATCCTGTTACAAAATCTATAACTGTAGTTGCTATCGAAAAAATTGTAAATAAATCCATCAATATACCCCCATAACAGGCATTAAGCTAACAATTGTTAAAGGAGTAGCCGTATCTGATTTTATATATATATTCCCTTCTTCTTCAAAATCACCTCTGAAAGTTACAGTCTTATCCCCCGTATACAATGGTGGTGGTTCTCCCATAGCTGTACTACCTGTTCTAAATAAAATAGTTTCTAAATTATCCTCATCTCTTCCTACTTTACATCCTATAGTTTTATAAAATCTTATAGTTATTTTATTAATTCTTTTTATTCTACCTTGCGAAGTCCCTAATGGCATTGGTATTTCAATTTTCATAGGTTGTAATATTGAATCATAACCTAATCCCACATGTACTTTGTTAGCCCAATAATCAATAGAAATTTTTCCACTATCCACAATTTCCTCTGGTTGAACAGCTCCATCTGCATAGATCCTAACAGTTTCACCTTCCAAAAAAGACAACCCTGAAAAATCTTTTTCTTTTCTTATTACATATCCACCAGTTGTATAAACAGAATAAGAAGTCCCATCAATAGGAGAAGAACCATCAGAAGTATATAATTCAAATGTATCTGTGGTCGGATTTTTAACAGTATAATATTTATCATTTAATTCTGTCATCCCTTCTACATTATTAATATAAACATGTTCATCTGCATTAAAACCATGTGAAGCTGAGGTTATTACCACAGGGTTAGCTTGTGTAGCATTTGTTATTGTTTTCTCATCACCCAGATCATAGTATTTCCCACAATCCACATAATGCGCTTTTACCTGTTCTCCGAATTCAAAAGGTGCAAAATATTCAATATACCTTTTAGTTACACCATTTATATCTCTTTTTACAATTACCCATAATTCATCTTCACCGTTTTTTGTAGCTGTAGTAATAGATTCAAAATCACCATCTGTAGTTCGCTTACTCCACGCAACCACTCCATAATCTCGTTCATAAGATAATACAGCTATTTCCCCATTTTCTAAAATAGCCCATAATATTGTAAACGGTTCATGCTGTAATGTAATCCATTGTACAACACCTTCCATAATATCATCTGATTTAAAAGTCAAATCAGCCGATTGATAACCTTCAATTGAATTAGAATATATATAATTTCTTATTTTTCTCTTAGCTCTTTGTACAAAAAAAACATCTTCATTTATTAATAATGCTCGAAAATTAGCAGAACCAAAGGGGGAATTATACACTATTTGAAAATCATTTGGATTAACTCTACCACCTTGTGCAGTTAATTTCCATTCACCTAAATTAGTACCAAAAAATATATCAAATCTATTTGCAAGTACCCAAATTATTCTCTGTTTTTGATCCATTGCTATCGGAAATTCAAAAGCATCATCATCTGCAGGAGTAGAGTTTATAGTAAAATCTGTATAACTACCATTTTTTGACCCCCAGATAGTTTGTGGATTATTATCTGTCGCAGCTAAAATCATTCTCTGTTGATAAAAACAAATAGCAGAAGGATAATTACCTGCAGAATTAAAAGTGGTTCCAGTAAAACTCGTTGCTGAAAATGACCATATAGCACCTGAATAACTTAGTTGTTTAACAGTATGTGCACGATGAACAAAATATATTGTATCTTCAGTCTGTGCCCATTGTATCTCAAATAATTCATCCTCAGAATAAGGATCTGAATTAGTTACTTCATCAACATAACTATGATCACTTTGTCTATATATTCTAATATAATCTGTACCAACTTCTAAAATATAAGTTTCATCAATATCATATTCAAAAGTAACTAAAACTGATTTTTTAGAAGAATCTTTAGTCTCTGCAATATAATAAGAACCAGGAGCTTTGGTAGCACCTCCAGAAGGTATAACTATAAAGTTAGTTAATTCTCGACAGGATTGATAATAATCCTTTATATCCGTTCGACCTTCAAACTTATGAGATATTTTCCCACCTGTAAAATTAGTAATAATCGGATATAAAGGCATTAATCATCCTCCGTATCTTCCTCATCATCTGATACTCCCCAACCTGCATTTATCCAATCATCTTCACCAGTCTCATCTTCTTTACTATTTGCACCATCAATCATTCTTGCATGTTGAAAAGTTATCATGTATTCTTGATTCAAAATATTTTTCATTTGAATATCTTGCGATATTCTATTCACAAATTGTAATGCTAATTTAGCAATTATTACATCTGCTACCCATGAATCTAAACCTGCTTCATCTATTCTTCCAGAATATCTTATATATATTTCATCCTCATCTGTTAATAATTTTCTATCTTCTATTCTGTATTCAGCGTTTTTTGGATATGTCTCAAAAACTCTAAGACAATAAGGATCACTCGGCAATTGATATTGATATGAATATCCAAAAACAGGAATAGAAGTTAACTGAGCAAGCTTTACTCTCTGAGTACTACAATTCCATGGATAAGAAGAAAGCACACTATCATAAGTGTGCTGATAAACTAAATTAGCTATTATAGCATTTTCTGTATCTTCAGAAAGAGAAGATATTCTCGCTCCTCCAACTCTGAGTAATGCCATATTACATAGCAATACACTTGAATATGCCATTAATCTTTATCCTCATTTTTCTTAGAAACTCTTGATGCATTATTTTTTTTAGGTCTCCCTATTATTTGAACAAACTCAAAATGTTCAGGTATTTTTTCTTCATCACTAAAATACGCAGTTTCTCCTTGTTTCCATAATCTATTATCAAACCAACAATCTCTTTTAACAGTATACTGCTTCATTCCTTTATCTCCTTATTTTTTAATTTATGAGTGAGGCAGTTAAATGTTTTAAATCTGCCTCACTCTTTCTATTAGATAATAAACTATTAAGCTAAAGCAATGTAAGCATTTAACTTCCCGGCTGTCATAGCTGCTGTGCCAATTGTATAAACGATTTTCATATATCGTCTAAATGAATATGGTAGTGGAACTTCAAGTAATTTTGTCCCCGCAGTTAGATCAGCGACCGCTGTAGCAGCTTTACTTATCCCTATAGAAGCCCATGAAGAAGCATCTGCACTGTCCTGAACATCAACAGCTAAAGTAGCTGAACCTCCAGAAGTAAAAGTCTCAGAAACTTCTACGTGCAATACTAATTTTGTACCTTCCCCTAAATTTGGATTTGCTACTCCAAAATCAATTATATTAGTTGAATCATGAGCAGCAACAGTAGTCTCAGCTTGATCTTCGGAAAATATTAATTTAGCATCTAAAATCATTTAACGCCTCCTTATGTTACCGATGTTTCGGTATCCAGGATTTTCTCCACTTTCCTAACAGGAACGTCCTGAAAGTAAGTTACCGGTCTACCGAAAATATCGGGCATAGTATAAAATCCATTGCTCTTATCAAGAGCAAGAATATCTAATTGTGTTTTAAGGGAAGTATTTACATAAATTACTGCACCATTTCTATCCGGAAGTAAGTTCAAGCCAGTTACAATATCATTGGGATCTAATGAATAAGTTTGGCCAACAGTAGGATCAATATTACAAATCCTGACAATACTTCTGTCATCTCTTACAACTAATCCTACATGTAGCTTAAAATGTGTTCTGAAAGCCTGATATTCTCCACCTGCTCCATCACTTACAGTATCCTCGCCTAAATCTCTAACTGCAATTCCCATAGTCCTTGAACCCCGAGGATAAATTAAATGTGCACCATCCGTTGTACTCCATCTAACTATCCACAAGGAAGTTGTATTTGAACTGGAATGCAGTCCCCCATCTATAACATGGGTATTACTAAGGCTATTATACCTAATAGCCAAGCCATCAAACTGCTCAGGATTTATCGAAGAATTAGCATAAATTAATGCTGAAGCAAAAGTTTTTGAAAGCCCTGATACAAAAGCCATATCTTCAGTTGTTCTAAACTTTCTTGGATCAGGTGCTAATTTCACGAGTTCAGCATCAACTTTGGAATAAGTTTCCAACATACCGATGTTCTCTTCGATTTGTACTGTCTGTGAAGCTTCTGCAGGTACTCCACTATTAAGTTTACGCCATGTCCCTGAAGGCTCAGAAACACGTCTTGTTACACGATGGGAAGTTATTTGGTTTGCTTCTACCCAGGGTGCATCTTTTAAAATCTCATTTTTTTCTGATAAAACCTCTGCAACTGTCACTATATCATTATTGTTAGTACGTTTTGCAAGTTCAACGAGTGTCAATTGCTGGTTCACAGTTAAAGTAGCCACTATTCTACCTCCATAAAATTATTTTGGTAGAATTTCCATACTGGTCATTCTTATTTTGTTAAGTGACTCCCAACTGTGTTAATAAGGTAGGTAATCCCAGGAAAGGTCTTGACTACCTGTCTACACAGGGTACGTCTCAATAATATTATAACATATATTAGATATTATGTCAATATTATTGATTTGCCATTTGTCTTGCATCTTTCATCTTTAATCCATAAGTTTTTACTTCTTTTTTTGAAAGTTTTCTCCACTTTCCATTTGAAAAAATAAACCATGCAAACCCTAATCGTTTAACATCACCTTCTTGATGTTGATAACTGCCAGAATATTCTCTCCACCCGCCTGCCGTTCTTTGTAATTTAGTATCTGCCATATTATACCTCCAAATTTTTCATCGAAGGATAACTAAATATAGGCTCCTTCGGACCTTCTTTCTTTGTAGGTGGTTCTCCTCCTATAAATTCATCTTCTGATAATGCCCTACCTATTTTTTCTAAAAATCCTACAAACGCTTTATCATTCCCTAATCCTGTTTTTTCAAATTTATCTAATAATTCGGGACCTCCAAATTTATCTATTAAATTAACAATTTCCTCAGTTTTTTTATCATAATTATCACCCCATTTTATTCTGTAGTATTCTTCCGTTTCTTTCCTCTGCTCTTCTAATTTCTCATTTTCTATCCTAACTCGATTGATTAAAATATTACCCAATTTGCCATAAATATAAGCCGCTTGCCTTTTAGTTAATCGAGCTTCATGCATCGCTTCTACTAATGAATTTCTATATACTTTGTCAACCTGTTGTCCATCTTCAGTTCTAAATTCTGGTAACTCATAACCATCAGGCCCGTCTGGCCATCCCAATTGTTTAAAAAAATTATCTATTTCTTCTTGAGAAGCACCTTTTTTCGGTGCTATTATTGACCCTTTATATTTCATATATTCTTTTGTAAACTCGCCTATAGTCTTATACTCTTTCAACATTTCAACTATTTCTGGATCGTTTTTCATATCACTTGGTAATTGCGCTATCCACTTAGGCACACCCTCTTTTAAATATATTTTTTCTTCTTCTTCTTTTTCACTTCCCTCCTCCTCTTCTTCCTTTTCCTCCTCCTCCTCTTCTTCTTCACTTTCTTCTTCTTCTCCTAAAAGCTCCTCATTTTTAGGTTCTACATCTTTATCATTAGTTTCTTCTTCTCCTTCTTCCTCTTCTTTTTCATCCAGATAGTCAATCGTAAAATCAAATGTTCCATAATCAGGTTCATTTTGTTTAGAATCATCATTTAATACATCTTCTAAAATATCATCCATTTTTCTTACTCCTTTTTAAACCATGGTATTTTAAATAAATTTTTTATTATTTCATCTACAATCTCACCTCTATAAATTCCACATCTATAACATAAATGCTTTGCATAATTTTGTAAAGTGACTGCTCCTATATCATTGGGCTCAACTTCATCAAATAACCCCAATTCTGTTACCATATGTGCAAATACTTTCCTTCCTCTTGGTGAGCTGAATACCTGTCTATATAGCTCTATAGTCTCATCATTTATATCATCACTATACATTTTCACCTCCTGCTTGCTGTGCCTGTGCTAATTTAGGCATCATTTCTGCTACCTGCTGTGCCTGTTCCATTTTAGCCTGTTGTACCTGTGCCTGTGCTCTTAATGCTCTTATCTTATTTACTTTTTCAGGAGGAACGATTATTTTTTGAGGCATCCCATCCGCATCCATTATTTCTCTAACCAATTCATCCCAGTCTATATTATCTATAACATCCGGCTTCTCCTGTGCTATTGGTAAAACTCTCTCTAAACTTCTATCTATTCCCTGTGTCCTAAATAATCTTTTTTGTGCCTGAGCTAATGGACCTGTATAATCGATTTCCATTTCAGCTCCTTCGTAATCCTTTAAACTTTGAGGTATTTCTGGCAATCGCCCTCTTCTCAATTCTATTTCAAATATCCTATCAAAAATCGGATTTAAAACATCTGCACTCAATCTTGCTATAGGAGCTTCCATCAATGCTGCCTTTTCACCCTGTCTCTCTACTATCTCTGTAGCTGTCATTCGCCTTGTTGCATTCGCAAGCATTAAGAAAAATTCTACTTTAAAATGCTGTTTTATAGCTTCCTGTTTTTTCTGCTCTCTATCAGCACCGATAGGATAATTAATCGTAGTTTCTATTGGCCTTATTATTTCTTCAGGATTTTCATAATAATTAAAAGCGTTTGGTTTTAAACTTATTCTGCCTTTAAGAGAAGCCGGAGCATTATAAGGGGGATCCACTGCTCTATTTGCAGCCTTTAATAATGTCCTACTTATCTGGTTTAATGCCTTTATATCAGCTAATGCATCAAATGCAGGTGATCTTCCATATGGTTCATATTTATTCTTCTCCCACCACCATACTACATAAGGAAATGTATCAAATCCACTTTCTCTCAATATCTGCCCTTTATCTAGTAATATATAGAAACTTGCATATGGTTTATTTTTCCTATCTAATTTCCCAACTATTCTTTGTTTTCTCGGAAATACCGCATGCAGTATTTCATATTTTTCTTCTGGTGTTTTCTCTAATTTTTTTATCAAATCTTTATCTAATTCATCTTCTTTAAACTTTTCTAAAATATTCCTCGCTTTCATTTTGAACACTCTAAAAAGAGTATTCACATTATCATATTCATCTGTTCCTATATATGCTTCCAATGGATGTAAGACATCGAAATATATCACCTTTTTCTTTGGATTTTCACCAAAATACATGGTCGCTGTCCCCGTTGAAGTCCCTATAGCAAGAAATGAAGGCATTTGTACATAAAAATTACTTCGTCTAAAAATTGAATAAAAATGTTTATCAACCTCTTCTAACCATTCCTTCACCCCCGGCAATTTTTCTAATTTTCTATCTGCCATCCTTGTCCTGAACCAGTTTAACGAAGGGCTCACCAAATATCCCATCAATCCATCAACTAATAACCTGTGCGCACTTATCGCTGTCCCATCAAATATATGTTTCCCCGTCTTAACATTTGTTTCATAATTTATATTAAAAAGATTTTCTCTTCTCGGATCAAGAAATTTTGCTATTTCATACCATTCATCTTCCCAAGGTAATCGCTCTTTTTTTAAATCTTCATACCATCCTAATATCTTTTTACTTACTTCTTTTTCATCTATCATGTTATTACCATCCTTTTTTTTAATTATAACCCCCATGTTAATGGATCATACTGACTCCGCTTTTCATCCATTTCTCTATATATTTTCTCCTCCTCAGGAGTCATTCTTCTCATTGCTGCTGGTCCGAATAATTTTACCATCACATATTCTAATGCTTCTACAACATGCGAATATTTATTTTTTATTGGCTTATCCCCTATTCTTCCCATTCCATAATCAGGATAACAATATCCTCCTGCTAATCCACTTATTAATCGTTTACAACTTGGATCTATTAAAACCCCATTCACTCTCGCCAGCATTTGATCTATTGATTGCACTCTCGCTACTGGATTCTGTTCGCTCGGTCTCACATCCAATCCGCATTCTTCTCTTAATAACTGTGCATTACTCGTGAACCCGCCACCTCGTTTAGAGTATTTCTGTTCTCCGGCTGGGTCACCCCATATATTCGCTATCACCGCATCTGGAAATCTTTCTCTGAATCTTGTAACAAACATTTTCCCAAAATCTACAATTCCATATTTTTCAGTCCAGTATTCCATTAAAATATGTGCCTGCCTTTGTGCTAATACTTCAACTACAACTGCAGCAGGTAAATTACCCGAATCATCCATACCTATAAATAACGGATTGCCCATCCACTCTATCGGACCTTTGGCTACATGTAAATCATATTTAAAATTACGTATCACAGGTTTACCCTGCATTATTATCCCTGGTTTTCCTTCGATATATCTTTCTATCCAATCAGGATCATCTCTGTAATCTTCTCTTAATTCATCGTAATAACCCGGCCTTAAATTCTTACTATTCTCATACGGTGGTTGCCAGAACCCCTCGTGATTCGCCAATGGTTCTCCTTCTGGCTGAGGTCCCGGTATTGGTGTTACCCATTTAAACATACTATAAGTAGGATCATCTGTATCAGGAGGATTAGTAGTCTCAATCCCGAATCTTACAGGACTCATTCTCGGATATCTCCCAATCCTATTTTTTACCATCTTCTTTATATCCATATCTACTTCAATCGATTCATCTATCCAGTATCCTGTTATTTCCAACGACTTGAACTTCTTTATGTCCTTAGCCCTATCACAACTTCGGAATAACGCCTCTACCTCTATCCCTGTATCCGGATATTTTACAACATATACCCCATCCTGACTCCAATAATGCCCGAATGGAAACCATTCAAATATTGTCCTCATTGTAGTATCGTATAATTCCCTGTATACATTTCTTACCACTACCCACCTTGTTTTTTTTATCCCATATTTTTTAAAAAGAAACATTGGCAAATAATAAAATATCTCCCACGTAGCCCCACTTGTCTTCCCACTACCCACAGGTCCAACAATACACCGTATCTGAGCCGCACTTTCATGAAACTTCCTTATCGTTGGAATTGGCTCATATCTTAATTCCTGTTTACTTTCAACTTCGCTTTTGTATGGCAATCCCCGCATCCTCCGGCTTTTCTATAGGTGCTGCGTTTATCATCACAAGTATATTCCCACCCTGTTTTTCTTTAATTAATCCATGTAATTTCCCTAATTCTTTCCACGCATTTAACTGAACAGCATTATCTGGCTGTTTTAACGGTTCTCCTGTTTCAGGATTAATTGTTACCATACCCCTATATGTATCAATCTTGTGTGCATTTAGCAAATCTTTTAGTTTCGTTACCACTACATCAATCCCTAATCCCATCTCATCAAGCAATTTACTAAAAAAATCATTATTTTCTTTCAAATACCTGTCAAAAGCTGCTTTTACTATTCGCTCTGCTTCAACTTTCCTTATCTTTGAACTCGGATATAACCTCTTCCAGACCTTCCACCATGTGTATTTCCCCTTTATTACTTCTGCATAAATTAAACTGCACTTCTCAAGGCCTAATGATGTTAATTTCGCTTTTGTGTTCTCTATTTTAACTTCATCTATTGGCTCGATTATTTTACTCATATCACTAATATTATACCACATATATAACATTATGTCAATATTAAGCACCTTCTCTGCACAATACCTTTTTATTTAGCGCCAAGTATGTCAATAATTTGTTAGTCGATTTTGGTGCTTGGT